GAGGAATCCCAAACCTACTAACCTACCTGCTACATCACTTGCAAAAGGAAGAGATTCCCACCACTTTTCAGGAGGTGATCCTCCTTCTGCAAAACCAATACTTCCTCCTTGTGCGTATCTGGTTTCCTGTTCACGCTTCTTTATCATAAGTTCACGTTCTTTCATCATGTTCTTTAAAGAAGTAATAATAATCTGGGTTTTGGTTCCACGTATAGAATCATCTTCACGAACCCGTGCATCCATTTGCTTTTGATTCTTTTCAGCAACTTTACCTGCTGCGTTTAGTTTCACGTCCATTTCTTTAAGGTCAAGCTCACGGTTCTTTATGGCAAGTTCAGCAGCATTCTTTGTTGCAGTCATCTGCATTTTCTGCTGTTCAAGATCTAACCGTGCGCCTTCAAGAACCATATTCTGTTGTTCGATGGACTCTACACCTCCTTCTTCCGTACTTGCTTGAAGTATCTTTTCAGCAGCTTCGATTGAAAGCTGACTAAGGATCTGGGGATCCACCTGTCCTTGTTCTTGAGACTGTCCCGTTTTCTGTAGTTCAATCTGCATCATGCCCGACATCTGTTGTTGATACAACATAACCATGTGCTGTTGAATATTTGCCTGAAGAACAGGAACAACAGGAGCCATAATTTCAGTCTTGCCTAAAGAAGGATCTTCAATAAAAGCAGTCTTGATGGCAATATGTGCCTTATGATCCTGTTGCGGAAACGCCTGAATAGGCATCCCCTTTACCACAGTTTCAATATCCGTTATGGGATCATGTGGTTCAGGGGGTGTCTTGGGAGTGAAGAACCTTTCAGGATTCTGTATGTTGGCTGCTTTCAGGATGGAGAGGTGAACCTGTTCCACATTATACATCCCTTGCGGAGCCTGTGACGACAACTGGAGTACCATTTGTGCCATAGATAAGCGATGGGCAGCAGAAGGTACGTTAGGATCAGATACAGGAAGAACATCCACGCGACCATCAAAATCAGACTTAAATACACTAGAAGTGACGTTAGGTACATCATAAGGATATTCATCAGGTAAAAACTCAAAGTTAATTTTAGCTAAAAGACGAAATTCATCACGTTGGCTTTTATGAAGCCGTTTGTGAATGGCACTAAAGAACTTAGCCGAAGATTCAATAAGGGCCATTGTTGTTCCGACAGGTCCGTAATTACTTGCTTCATTTACAATCTGTTCTGTTTGGTCTGCAAACTTCTGACCTGTCTTTGTCAGGAACTCCAACATCGTAAACAAGGTTTGTGACGGTTCTTTGTACGGCAGTGGAACAATGGATTTTTGAAGGTCAAGTCCAGTGGCTTCTACTTCACGAAATTCACCCGGAGCGATAGGATCATTTCCACCTACAATACGTACACCACGTGCTTTGAAACCACCCGGAAGATTGGCAAACTGTCCAGCATCTACAAGACTACGCAGTGCTGAAGTGGCACTCATTGTCAGATTTCCAAGCAGATGTATCAGACCCAAACCGTAAAATCCGAATCCCGGTACAAATTTATAATGTGTAAAGTAAGTTTGTTTTGATTGAGTTGGGTCTTCTTTTGACCAGTTACGCCGTATTGCTACTACTTTATGACTTTCTTCTTCAACCGTAACAACGTAAGGAAGAGCAATCCCGTCCGGGCTGGAAAAAGGTTCAGGAAGATCTACATGACAATGCTGTTCAAGAAGTACGTACTGAAGATCATAATTTTCAGCAGGACTAATTCCCATTATGGAATCAATCTTACTTGTAAATGAGTCAGGATCAGGAGCCGTTGCTTCAGAAAGATCCGAATCCATGTACATACCGGACAGAATATCCCTTTCCATTTCATGTGGAGTACGGAATATGACGTGAGTGTACCGTTCAGCTTTTTGAAGATCCGACGCATGATACGAAACGTAGAACTGATCTACAGGAACAAATTCAGAACAAGGCCGTTTTATACTTGGATCGTAGTACATCTTTTTAAATGCAGATCCAATCAACGGAAGATGAAATAACATCTTTTCAAATTCGTCAAAGTACTCTGTGATCTGTTCCGTAAACTGGTAGTTCATAAAGTTCTGAACACGGTTAGCTTGATCTTCACGTTCAGGACTAACTGCTCCTACAATTTGGGTACGAACAGGACCACCAGATGGAAAAAGTTCGATTGTTGCTTTTGACTGAAACTTTACAGCAGATTCAATAATAAGAGGAGACACAGCCGTACACGAACCTTCAAATGGTTCTGATGTTTCCTGTAACTTTAAACCAAGAAGATCAAAACCACGTTCAAAGGTTGACTCCCATTCTGCCCGTGATTCTTTGTCTGCTTCGTAAGCTTCAGCAACTGTTTCACCAATTTCTTTAAGCTCTTCATCATCCAGAAATTCTGCAAGGTTTGCATAATGATCCTGTTGTGCTGCTTCCATTTCAGGATCTATTTCCGTTGTCTGGTAACCAAGCTCTTCAGCCCCTTCCGGGTCTTCAATCTCTATTTCCAGTTCACTTTCTTCAACTTGCGGTTGTTGCGGTGCTGTTGCTCCCGCGCCACCGGGAATAACCGAAAACGGATTACGTTCAACTATTGCCATGTATTAAGTCCCTTAATCGTGCTTTTATGTCAACTATTTCTTTTATCAATGTATTACGTCTTTCCCGTGCGTCATCTCTTTCTTGAGTAAGGATATTTATTAGTTCCTTATCAGGCATAAGACTCCGTTGTAAAGTTCCAATATCCTTTTCGGCTGGGTTTGTAAACATTTTCGTCTTCTTCATTGTCATAATCGGGATCATCCTCGTGTGAAACGTGCCATGAGTCCCTCATATATAGTACAGCCATGACCATTGCGTCAACCTGATCATCATATCTACCATTCGGAAAACTAACTGCTTCTTCTATAAGATCCAATGCCCAATCTTTATATTCCGGTAACCATATACGACCTGATTCAAAAAAAGGAGTCGCGGCTGTAGCTCTGCTTACTTTATCACGGTCAGGATTAAACTCCAAAACTGGTAATCCAGCCCTTCTCAAGTCCTGAATAAGAGACTGACCAGACGCTTTCTTTTCTATCATAATAGCATCAGGTTTATGTTTTTCATACTCTGCTTGTGCTGTTATACGAAGTTCAGGATATTCAAATCTTTCACGTATGTTACCAAGAAGAATGAGATTCGGAATACATCGTTCTTTTCCTGTACTGTCAGTTTCGTACTGTTCAAATATTCCCCACGTCTGCATTACAGAATAGTCAGCCGTAGTCTTGGCAGAAAAAGCGGTATCCATTGTTTGGATAATAAATTCACATTCGGGAGGATCTTCGTGAGGCCATGACTTGAACCATCCTTTTTTTATTATTCCACCATCTTGAGGTGTAGGATCCTGCATGTAAAGGGACTGCCAGTACTTGCTACCGTTGTGTCTTTTAATTTCCAGTTCGTCCAGTTGCAGAACGTGGTCAGGTTTCCACTCTGGAAAGTAAGAAGATCCAACCGGAAGATTAAGAAGCTGTGCGGATTCTTCATCAAGCCAAGCAGGGATTTTGATTACCTCCCACGGGTTCACAACTTCATCACCGTAATCACCGCTTCCGCCCTCTGTATCAAGAAGCCATCCGCATATATCATCTTCATGGTATCGTGTATTAATTATAACAATAGAACCTCCCGGCATAAGACGGGTACGTAAACCAGCCGGAAACCATTCCTTTATGTACCGTCGTCCGGCTTCACTGAATGCGTCTTCTTCCGACATCACATCGTCGAGTATGGCTACGTGTGCGCCACGACCTGCAATCTGTGTCTTTACCCCTGCTGCTACGTACACCCCGTTGTGGTTTGTTTGCCACTTTCCAGCAGATCGTACGTCACTTCGGAGTCGTACTTCTGGAAAGATCGTCTGAAACATTTCATTTCCAACAAGGTCACGTACCGCACGACCAAAGTCAGATGAAAGCTGGTCACTGTGTGACACACTCAGTATTTCGTGATTTGGGTGCCGTCCCATGTACCAAGCCGGAAAAAGCTTTGAACAAATAACGGACTTGCTTGAACGGGGAGGAAGAAAAACCATAAGACGTTTACACACACCGTCGTCTACCTCTTGAAGCTTGGCACAAATAAGTTCTATGTGCCGCCCCATATGAAAATCCGCTATAAGAAGAGGAGCCATAAAACGTACAAATGTAAGGAAGTCAGAAGAAGAAGCACCTATTATGTTTTCAAACAGGCGATCACGAAGAGCAAGTTCATTTGCGTTAGCAGTAGAAGTAAGCACAACAAGTTTATCCTGTTGCGTAAAAAATTAAAAAAAGTAATCCTGCTATTGTGGCCAAAC